ACTTTTAGTTCAACATAACATTCTCAAATTTGGCGAGTTTACCTTAAAATCAGGAGCTACCTCTTGGTTTTATATTGATCTTCAGGATCGTTCCATGACACAAGCGCAACAGTTTTGCGGGCTTTTCGTGCAGTGCCTTCGTATTGAAATGGTGGACTAGATATTTCGCCATTGTCGTCCGTTTCTTGAATGACGTTCGCTGGGGAAAATATCCTTGTCATTGATTTTGGCTTATCTTGAATGCCAACAATTGTGCCTTCGCTGAAATAAAGCATGCCACGAAAAGCAGCAGCCATCGCATTTAGCACTTCATAAGCTTCTCCACGGTTTGTGATGTAGGCATTAAACGTGAAACGTGGCTCGAAACCGCCGGTTCCGTTTGGCACTAATTGGTCACAGTATTGGGCAATGGAATAGAGAGAATAGCGGTCGATGTCATTTTCAGTGACAAATTCTCCAGCGCCATATCTCGTATTAGTCAACAAGTCATAAAACACCCAAGCAGGATTGTTGCTATATGCCGTCTTAAAAGTGCCGTTCCACAGGCCGCTGTAAGTGCGTGAAATTGGATTGTAATTGTTTGGCACTTTTAGCTTGATGCCAAGTAGTTCTGCTGATAATGTTGGAACAGACGTGAAGCCTTCCGCCCTAGCTTTGACGCCAATTAGCGCAGTGTTGGGATAGGAAAATGAGCGATCTAAGATACCAACAATTGCCTTAAAAAACACTTGATAAATATGTTGCCTGTCTTCGCCGCTTCTATCAGCAGCGTCAGGACTGTTCATCTCAACTTCCACCACCCATGGTCCAGTGCCAATTAAATTGAATTCGTATTCAAAATCAACTGGTGTGCGGCTTTTGCCATTGATGGTTTTCCGAGAAACGACAAAATTACTGCCACCTTGTGGCCTGATGCTAATCGTGAAGCTAATGTCATTTGCCGTCACGTCTCCATTGTTTCTATTGACGCGATAAAGAGCGGAAATGCCAATCCGCACCCTCAAGCGACTTAATTGACTACTGATCGTGGTGCGAGAAACAGAGCCCGTGCTTCTCTTCACTTCAACGCCAACGCCTTGTTCAATCCTTACGTCATCAAAACCAGGCAATGCCGATTGTGCTTGAGTGCCAGTGCGATAACCAACACTTAGGTATTGCTGGTCAAAGTTATATGAACCATCATCATTCTGAATTGGCACGCCATCGAGGAACGTTTTCTGCAAGGCCGCTACGCCGCTCTCAAAGCCTTCAATCTCGCCTTCGGATATGACGCCAAGGAAGGACGCCTCAGAGCGGCTTCTAAGCGATTCTGGATCCTCATCAGGCGGATCCTGTGAGCCGCCGCCTCCTCCCCCTCCGCCGCCGGAGCCTCTAATCCAGTCTTCTTCATTTAAATCTTTTAGGAAATCGTCCATCACGTCGGAACTGCTTGTGTTGTGATAGCAGAAGAAACGATCAATGGAGAATTAGCAAGAAACTTGCCATACAACACTGGAATTGGTCGCCCTTGATTTGTCAAATCAGCAGCGCGATCAAACAGAAAACTTTCTCTTCGTTGCACATCAGAGCTTGGATCACTTACTTGAGGCTGAGGTGTCAACAACTGCGACACGCCATTAAAAACCAAAGAAGCGCCAATGGTAAACAGCAAGCCACTTCCCAAAGCAAACTTGCCTCCAGCAAATCCTGCAAACAAGCTACCAGCGGCAACACTGCCGCCAAACGAAACAAACGCCAAACCAATCATCGCAACGCCAAGCACAATCCTGCCAACAGAACCACCAGCACCAGAAATGATTGGAGCAATGATCAAACGATCACATGGCATCAACATGTTCTCATATTCCATTCCATCGCTATCCTTGTCCACCACTTTAAATACGATATTGTTTTCATGAGCAAAAGCCAAGTATTCTTTAAATCCTTCAATTTGATGCGACAATGCTGAGATCACATCACGAGGAGAACGCGCCACAAATTCATGCTTACGACCAAACTTACGGCCAAGTTCTCCTAGCAATTTAACTTTAATTGTCTTCATCGCATCATGCTCCGATGGCGCAGAATTTTATTGGTGTGCTTTCGCCAATAACCACCATAAACGCTAGCTTCCGACAGTCTACCAGTTAAATGATGATAAAAGACGCCAGAAGATAAATCATGCAACACGCCAACATGATTTGGAAAGCTACATTGCATTTGCATTAAAAACACATCACCTCTCTTTAGGTTTTCGTCACCAATCTCAACAAAGCCCTGTTCCTTAAAATTCTTCTCAAACATTCGCCAATCGCTGCTTTCCCATTCGCGCTCCTTGCCTCGTTCAAAGTCGTCTAGCTCAATGGAAAATTCTTGTTTGTAATAATCACGAATCAAACCATAGCAATCGTAAATACCATAAATCCATTGCCTCTCTAAATACGGAGCATTTCCAGTTGGATCCATATAATGCCATTCGTTCGCTCCCATGCAATACATAACCCATGGCACATTCACTTGCTTGCAAGCTTTAATGTCTTCTTTGCTAAATTGATTGTCAAGCTCTAAATGAGAATGAAACACAGCATCAACGCCGATCTCATCAACACGAGCAAACGCCTCCGCGCTAATTGAAAAGCATTGCGATGGAAGGGGATTAGTGTTTTTACAAGGCCAAAATTTCCCGCCAGCAATCAAACCACAACTCTCCTCGTCCTCATGGTTCCTGGCATGCGCCGCCATGTCTGCTTTCAGTAGAGTCCAGTCTGATGCCATTAGATGAGTGCCCCAGGAAAGCCGCCAAAAGGCAGCGTAGAGTTTCCAAATCTTAGCCTGCAGCTTTCAACACGTTTGCCGCACACATCAGCATTAGGGTCGCTCGTGGCCCTATCGTTAACGTCAGCAACTGGGCCTCCAGTGTAGCCACATTCGCTACTACGATATTGCCATTGACAATAGTTTTGCGTAATGATGCGCTTAGGAAGCTTAAGTCCTTCCAAGTCAAACACGCTTGCCAATTGCCAAGTGATGGTCAATGTGTTTTCGCCAGTTTTGCGTTCGATATAATAAATGTCAATGGGAAATTCTTGAGTTGTGTCAGCTCCAGGTTCACCGTCTAAATACTTCGCCAATGTGCGTCGTCGCGTCACTTTTGCGCCAACCAAATCGTCAAGGCTACTAATCACTTGAGTGAAGGTGCCCAACACATTAGCCACAGTCAAAGTTGGTTGTGCAATTTGCCCCGTCGTATTCTTGTCGTATCCAGCAGCAATGATTGGCAACGCCTCATAAGTGTTGCCTTTCCATTGAATCTTTGTATTGTCGGGCTTTAGCTGATTCGTAAAATAAAACTTATCATTAGGGTCGCCAGTAATTACGGACAAGTCAAGATCAAACATCTCGACAATGCCATCATGCCAACTTTTTTGTACGTCAGTTTCTAAACTCATAAGTCGTAAGCCCTCTTCACTTTAAATACAAACACATTAGACTCTGGTCCGTCAGAACGCCATGTCCATGTGCTTCCATCAAGTCTATATTTATACACTTGACTGTCGTTTGTAAATTTAGCATAGAAAAAGTCGCCTTCAAGATTGCTTAAAGAAGACTCCACAGAAGCCGCTTGCGTATCAGAAAGAGGGAGAGTTTCGATGGAATAAATGTAGTCCTGAACGTTAACGCCATCAGGCGCATTTTGTTCATATCCATCACCAAATTGCACTTTCTTGATTCTTGTTCTACGTTCAAGATTCAATGACGCAACGCATGGAATATCAGTAGAGTTTGCCAACACTTCAATCACGCTAAACGCACAGGAATATGAATCGTCTCCTTCTGGGGTGAAGCTCCATTGATTTGGCTGCAAACGATAAAGCCTCGGCGCAGAATCTAAATAAATCTGAGAATAAAACGAACCACCATCGAGATTCAGTAATATTGTTTCCAAGCCTCTTGCAGCCGTGAGAGACATTGGCCTTGTACGAATTGATGCAGTTTTTAAAGGCTTGGATTCAATGGAAGGAGTTGCGGTGCCAGAAGATGACGCGATGCGGAAGATGTGTGTAGAGACAGATTGCTCTTGAGATTGGCCGTAATCAATGGCAAATTCTAAAGTTGGTTCATACAGTCGCTCAACATTAATAACGAAAATGTTGGCTGTAGGGCCAATGACGCGCCATGTCCATTCGTCGTCAACAATGCGATATTTGTATTGTTGATCGTCAAAGTAAAATTGACTGTAAAAATAGCTTCCTTTCAGTGCTTGCAGTTGAGCATCTAACGAATTAGCAATATCATTGTCAATGGGAACAGTTGTGATTTCATACGCAGAAACGCCAAGCTCATCCGTAGATGGACTAGCAGTGCCCGATGCGGCAGCAAGCTTAATCCTCTGTCCATAGGACCGTCTCGTTACTTCAAGACCGTATTCACATGGAAGAGCAAAAGTTGGTTGTGTCATCAGCGCTTACCTGCCAACACGCCACCAGGACGCAGTTCTTCAATGATAACCTGTTTCACTGCACCTTCAAGTTTACGCCCTAAGTCATTCGCTCCTCCATTGCCCTCAGAACGAGCTTGGCCATTGCTTACGTTCACTGTAATGTTGCTAACGATGTTCTTTGCATCGCCGCCTAATTCAACTGGGATTGACTTACCATCAGGCAATGGCACAATCGCTTCGTTGTAACGGCCTTCGCCAACGAGGCCCATCGTAGGACCAGTGACGACACCACCATTGGCGTAGGGAGTAAGC